TGATGGTTTTGCCGACATCCGAAGCGTCGCCAGGGTAGACTCGAAGATAGCTGTTAGTACCACCAGACATGTCGCGGTAAGAAACCACAGTACCACGATCAATAAGCTGCTTCCCAACGCACACTTGATTGCCATTGAGAAGTCCATATCCGGTTTCCTGAAACTCGAACCATTGATTGCGAACCGTTCCGACTCCGCAGCAGTCAGCCACAGCCTCGATGGTTTCGATCTGTCGCGGCCAAGTGATGCAGCCACCTACGGTGTGAATCGTGAAGCGTCCGTACGCTCCAGCCCACAACCCCTTGTGTAGAAGCCTTCGACACGCCTGATTGATGTAATCATAAACGCGCTGATCATCGACACATGTGCCGATGACCCGAGCGATTGTGGAGCGAATGTCCTGAACGATTAGCTTCATTTGGTGTAATAGACTCGGCCAGTTCGCTTGATAAAGTAAACACCGTAAAACGGCGGCAGGTTGTTATGGGCCGCATCACCCCCAGTGGATGAGGTGGCTACATTCGCTGTAGTTCCATACTGAACACCGTTGGCTCCGCCGTTATTTGCATCCGCAGTTACAAGCGGGAAGAAGTTGTGAGCGTGGGCAGGCATCTCAGGAACTGTCAGCGTGTGCTTGTCCTCGCCGACAACAGAAGTTGTGGTGGTAGTTCCTTGAACAGAAACAGCGCCGCTTGCGGCAAAAGCACCAGCACCGACCGGGAATCGAGCGTCAAACGCGTTGTCAAGTTGCCACATCGAACCGGCGTAAGGATTGCCAGAGTAGACAGTTCCATCTCCGCCATCGTACGACAGCACATCAGTGCTTGTTCCAACAAAAATACGACGCTCAGAACTTCCAGCCGCAACCGGATTTTGGCGCGCCCAATATCCGCCGTTGAACACCCACCAATCCCCATTCTCATCCAACCACGGATAAACCTGATTGTTCAGCGCAGGAGTCGTCGAACCAAAGTTGAAAAACGAGTTTCCAATCGCGCTGTTGAACGTCGCCTGAGTGCCGCCGATGATATCGTTGGCCAACTGCTGATAGTTGGACGGACAATAATTGTACGGAAGGCTTGGAGCTGTGAGCGTGATGAGCGTTAGATTTGCCATACTATTCCGATGAGTAGAGAAGTGGATTTATGTCGCAACCTTCAAGAATCTTGCACCCCTGGAATGTCCTGCACTCGCCAACGGCAGATTCCTGAACGTCGTAAGCGTGAACTCGAATGCTCTTGATGCGGCAGTAACCGGAAATCGAAATGTTGAGCTGAACCTCGTAAAGATTTCTGGTCGGAGTGCTGATCGTGGAATTACACGGGATATCCGTAGGAGTCGGCAACCGCATCTTCGGCCTGTACTGAGGCTGAAAGTTGCTTATCGGACAAAGGTTATCACACTGCGTCGTAATCGCGCACTCACTCCATTCCGCCCATTCAAGCCAGCTAGGGTACTGGTCAGGACGATACTCCACGTTAAATCCGACGTTGCCATCTAGCGAGTCGATGAAAATGTCGCCCGAATCGAGCTTCTTCAGTCCGAACGGAAGCTCGAAATTGTAGGCGCGAGTCTGAACCAACCATTGAATCTCCTTCTTTGGATCGGATAGATTCGAATCGAACTTGCTGGTCTTGCTGACCTCCCAAATCTGGATTGTGTTGTCCGATCCGCGAGCGATTGCGAAACAAGCGTCTCCGTAAGCGTTCTCGGTCTTGAGAATCTGCAACACATCCAATCCGGTCCAGATTCCAGCCCAAGCAGGAGGAAATTTTTTCCTCAGCGAGGTAATCAGATCGAAATCAAGAACCATCAACGCCTTGTGGATAACTCCGTCAGCCCTGTAACGAGGCTGTCCAGTCATCAGCAGCCGGTTGTCAAACACAACCGCAGAACTGGCCCACAGCAAATTCGTCTGATCGTTCTCTGCGATATTTAGGATTTCGTTGCTGATGGGTGTATTCCCCCAATCGTTGAACGAACGACGAGCGATGATGAACGAGCGAACTCCATCGACAGCTCGGTAGAAAACGTCTCCGTTAACCGTGATGGCAGACCTAGAGCCAAGCGCGCCACTGGTCAGCAAGCTAATAGCCTGAATCGGATAATTCAGGTTCTTCCAAGTATCACGATCTACTGGAGCTTGGATGCTGAAGACGTATCGCGGAGTGAAGATAAGAAGCGGTCCTTGCCCAAGCGACGTATCTGGATTGCCGGGGACGGCCATTGCCGTGATGCCTCCTGAATCCGACGGAACCGCGAAGTCTCCGCCCTCATTAAGGAAGGTATTCTCGGTTTCCTTGAGAACACTGGCTCGCGTTCCATCCCCATAAACGATGTCAGTCGCTCGAAACGAAAACCCGTCAGGAAGCGCGTACCAGATGCGTCCATTGACGTAGGACATAATCTTCCCGGTCTTTATTTCGTCGTCGGTTGCGCGGCGCAGATTCGTTCCGTTGAAAATCAACGGCTTGCTGAATCCATCTTGAATGACGACAAAGTTCTCCGCTTGAACCATCCATCCATCAAGCAGGTTGGAAGGATTCTCAAGATTCGGAGAAACCGTCAAATTCTGGGCGTTATTTTGAAGGCAGTCGTAAAGCCACACTTTACCACTGATCAGCATCAGAATGAACGTCTGACCGTTGTCTCCAATGTACGGAAGCGCGCACTGGAATGTGCCTGTCAGACTTTGAGAGCCATAACAATTCTCCGACCATCCATCAGCCGTCACGTTGGTTTGATCCGCCGTAACTTCAGCGTTGTCCGCTGTAATCGTCGTGCAGAGATTGTAATCCTTCTGAACGAAACCGGGGCGAGGAGAAATGAAACTCTGCCGGAAGCTGGCGTTCACCGCAAACGCCACCTGATTCTTGTCCACCTCAGACGGCATGACACCGGCATCAATGCCACCTTCAAAGGTGACAGATCCGTCCGTGTACCTCCGTGGTGCGCGTTCGCTCATGGTTTAAGCCTGAATCCGTTGGATTGAGAATGAAGCTCCCTCTCGAATGTAATATGTATTTAGAGAACTAGTCGTAACTAAAACCTCATAGTAATCACCAATCGATGCCTGATCTATGTACTGAATAAAAAATGGTCCAACTAAACCCGTCGAGTTTGTTGACTGAATATTTGCAGGTCCAATATCGGTCGTTCCATTTTTTCTAATCTTAAAAGAAACCGTAGATGATGTTCCCGTATCTGCACTTAACATTAAGGCAACATCTATTCGGTAATAACTTGCAAGAGCTGCCGTAAACCGACCTGTAGCCGCAGTAAATCGTGATGCGGTATCAATTCCAGTCCAAGATCCAGACGGAAATTCTGTCAAACTAAACGGATTCTTAGTTAAACTCGGGCCGATTTGCGGCGCACCAGCACCAACAGTTCCGCTTACCCTCCGCGTAAAAGTTTCATAAACGAACGCCGCCGCAGCTCCCGTGGCAGCGATTGAAATAGTTCCAGCACCCGGCGTAATCGTGATGTTCGATCCTGCGGTCAGACTTGCCAGCGTGTATCCCGTTCCATTGCCAATGAGCAGTTGGCCATTGGTTGGAGTGGAGGACAGATTTGTTCCACCCTTCGCAATCGGAAGAACCCCACTGATGTCCGCTACAGGAACAGAGGCAACAGTCGAAACAGCACCAAATCCAACAGATCCTTGAGTCTTGAGGTAGCCAGCAGATAGCGAATCGAGAGCAGTCTCGTTCGTCAGCGTGGCGTCTGAAGTGCGGCAAATGTACGACGCGCCAACCGGAGCGCCGCCCGACGCACCAGGAGCGCCAGTCGCCCCAATCGCACCAGCCAGAGTGATAAGGGAATTAGCCGGAATCAGGGTGGTTGGAACAGCGTTGGCGATTCCAAGGACACCCGCAGCAGGGTTTTGAAGCGTCAGTTGCAGTCCATCAACCGACAGCACCTGCATGTATCCAAGACCCTGAATCGATACGAAGAACTGGCCAGCAACCGATTCTGGCAGAAATTGGGTATTATCTACGAAAACAAGGACGCTCGACCCAAGAGCCGGAACAAAAAACGAGGCTGTCGTGTAGGTGAACGAATCGATTCCGTTCGTGCCATTCGTACCGTTGGCTCCCGCAGCCCCTTGAGGGCCGGGGATATTCACGACTACCGGCTCGGAGTCGCAAGGCTGGCAGCAGCCGGATGAAGAAACAAGTTGCGACGGCATAATTTTCCTTTCGCAGAACCTCAAGTCCAGCGAGAACTATTGCAAGGCCAAACTATGGCAGAGCAAGCGTCTGAGCATCCACTTATTCAGCACAAGTATGGAATTCGTTCACCGGTCAAGATTCCTGACCTTGAGCTAGAGCTTTACGCATTCCGAAACCGGCTACAGCCAAACGAAGGCGGCTTAGGCACTTTCGATCATTTTCGTAACGCCACGAAAATGTTATGGCCGAAGATGAGCTGGAACCCGTGGCTGGAGGCTCAAGTCGAAAGTCTCTGCGAACATGACTACGTTGGCTGGGCGGGATGCGGCGCGAGCGGAAAGACTTTTGGAGCAACACTTTTCGCGACAGTCTGGTGGCTGGCCAACCCTTCCAAGACGACCGTCGTTCTGACATCCACGACCGCGAAGATGATCCGAAAGCGTATGTGGGCCAATCTTCAGGATCTTGTTCGGAAATCGCGCGGATTCCCCGGTAATATGGTCGATTCGAAGATGGCGCTTCAGGCCATCAAAGGCGACGACCGTCATTCGATTTCAGCTATTGCCGTCGCCGAAGGCAACACTTCGAAGGCAGTGGCCAACATCCAAGGTATTCACGCCGAGCGAGTGATGGTCATCATCGACGAAGCGACGGATACGCCCGAAGCGGCTTTCGAGGCTTGTACCAACCTTTCCAAAGGTTGCCGCGAGTTCAAGATGCTGGTAATCGGCAATCCGGCATCGAAGTACGACCCACACGGTCGATTCTGCACACCGGCAAAGGGTTGGCGCAGCGTAACGATTGAAGATCAGCATTGGCTGACCGAACGTGGCATGTGCCGACGATTCGACGGCATGAAGTCGCCCAACATCAGCGAAGGGCGAACGAAGTACCCATACCTTATAACGCATGATCAGGTGTTATCCGCTATGCGACATGAGGGTGAGCAAAGCCCTACGTTCTGGAAGTACACGCGCGGATTCTGGAGTCCTGACGGCATGGTCAAGACGGTGCTGTCCGAATCACTGATCGAGACGCACACACCTACAAGAAAGTTGGTGTTTACTACGAATATTCAGTCGGTAGCCGGTCTTGACCCAGGATTTGGCGGCGACAGATGCGTTCTCCGCTTCGCCAAGGTTGGCACAGCAAACGACAAAGTAAGCATACTTTTTGGCGATGTGGTTCAGATATCTCCAAATGCACAACTAACTGAGCCTGTTCACTACCAAATAGCCAACCGTGTTAAAGAGGAGTGCAGCAAGCGCGGCGTGTCGCCCGACAGGTTCGCCCTCGATTCAAGCGGTGAGGGTGGTGGTCTTGCGGATATTCTAACCCGCGAATGGGGCGTCGTTCATCGCGTCGAGTTTGGCGGCTCTCCGTCAGCCATTCCGGTCAGCGATGAAGACAGTCGGCCATGCAATGAGGCATACGACCGCAAGGTGACTGAACTGTGGTTTTCGATGCGTAAATGGGTTGTCGAGGAGCGTGTTGGAGGAATGGACATTGAGACTCTTCAGGAGTTCTGCGCGCGCATGTTCGACGATTCCAAGCGGAAGATATCGGTCGAATCCAAGACCGTGATGAAGCAGCGAACCGGCAAATCGCCTGACTTGGCCGACGCAGCTACAGTCTTGCTTGATCTAGTTCGAAAAACCGCTGTCCTCGAACCGCGAGCAACCAGAATGGATAAAGTCTGGGAAAAACTCGTTCGGGATGCCGATTCAATCTACCACGACGAAACTATCGAAGAATGAGCAAGGTTACTGGATACAAGGTTCTCAACGAACACATGGTCATCCCCGGCGGATGGCATTACCGAGTGCCAGAGACTGGCATCGAAATCATGGGAGGATCATGGCCGCAGCTCCATGAGTTCGTTCGCAACCATTACACAGCGAACGCCATCGCCGTACCGAGCAACCTTGACACTTTAATCACCGAATATGCGTGTCGTAACGGTGCAGATTGCGCCTACAACGAGGTTGAACTTCCAAAACCAGAAGGCCGAAAATCGCTGCAAATTGGAGATGTCATCCGATTCAGCATGAGTTTGCTTCATGGCCTAACAGTCGGCGGCGGAAAAGTCGATCAAGCGGAGGCAAATCGACGCGCAAGCATCTGTTCAGGATGCCGTTTCAACCGGAAGCCGCTCGGATGCACTGGATGTAATGCTCGCGTTCTAAAAGACTCCGTAAAAACCTTCTCACAACACGGAAATACGCCGTATGATGAGCAGGTTCAGAGCTGTGAATTTTGTGGTTGCTTTATCAGGAGCATGGTGTGGTTTCCCATTGAAACACTCCATAAATTTACGGACGCTACAGAGAACGAAAACCTTCCGGCTCACTGCTGGAAAAAACGACCATGTACGGAAACCTAGCCCAACTGCCGCTTGAAACCATCAACGAAAACGGCAAAGCGCCTGAAACGCGCATAGCCGATGCGGCATCAGCTCGCGAAATTTTCCAGAAGCTGATCATGGCCGATCAGTTGCGGAACGTGACGCGCGCCAAGTTGCGCGGTCTTGTTGATGGCAATCCTCCGTACAATCCTGCGGAACTGCGTCGTAACAACCAAGCGTTCCGAACCAATGTAAACTTCCGCGAGTCGGAAGCGTTCCTCACGTTGGCCATGTCTGCCTTCTACGATGTGTTCGCCGAGGTTCCGACCTACGCCAACATTCGCACCGCTTACGGCAACGACATGGATAAGCGGGAGGAATGGTCGAAGATCATTACCGAGGAATTCGACCGTCTCCAGAAGATGGACAAAGACTTCGACTACCTCATGCAGCTCTCGCAGCGTGAGATGGTCCTTATTGGCGATGGCCCGTTGATTTTCGAGGACAGCACCGATTGGCGGTGTAAGGCCATCATGGCAACGGATCTTCTCGTTCCAGATGGAACCAAGTCGAACGTCAGCGACTGGAAAGTGGCTGCTGTCCGAACCCGCATGGGTGTCGATGATCTTTTCGAGAAGATTCAAGATGAAGAGGCAGCTCGCGCCGCCGGTTGGAACGTGGATTACGTTCGCCAGCGTATTCGCGCCGCAATGCCCGAGCCGTATCGTTCTGGTGTTCAGTACGACTGGGAGTTCTTCCAGCGCCAGCTTCGCTCGAACGATATCACTTTCTCGGCTCGCTCCGAGGTGGTCTTGATGTGCCACATCTTCTACAAGGAGTTCGATGGTCAGATCAGCCATGTCATCATCGATGAGCGTGACAGCGAGGACTTCATGTACAAGAAGCTGCGTCGCTTCGGCCGGTGGGAGCAGGTTATCCATCCGATGTACTACGACCGTGGCGATGGCGAGCATCATGGTGTAAAAGGCTTGGGCATCAAGATGCTCCAGGCGATGGAACTGAAGAATCGTCTGCGTTGCTCGATGGTAGACAGCGCGTTCGCTCGCACCCAGATTCTCTTCCGACCTCTCAACCCGAACGCTCTAAACAAAACGAGCGTCGTTCAGCAAGGACCGTATGCTATTCTCCCGCCCGACTACGAAGTCATTCAGCAGAACATTGCTGGCGTTCTGGACGCTCCTATGGCGGTCAACGCTGACCTTGAGAATGTTCTTCAAGGCAACCTCTCTCAGTATCGCCAATCGCTCAACAAGCCGTCGGGCAATCCTCGTACTGCCACCGAAGTCCAAGCCATCGTGGCACAGCAGTCAGCAATCGGTAAGACGCAGTTGAGCCGGTATTACAACCAGTTGGATTCTTTCTTCGAGGAGCGGTACAATCGCGCCTCAAACCCCAATCTGAACCCGATTACAAAGTCGGACAAAGACGCCATCGAATTCCAACGTCGATGCAAGGAGCGTGGCGTTCCGGTTCAGGCGATGATTGACATCGATTACGTTGAGGCGACTCGTACGGTCGGCCAAGGTTCTCAATTCGCGAAACAGCAGCTTCTCGGGACTTTGCTCGGTCTTGCCGGTTCTCTTCCCGAAGGCGGAAAAGTCAACCTGCTCAAGGACTACATCGCCGCTCAGGTTGGCCAACAAATGGTTGATCGTTATTTGCCGACTCAGATGCAGTCTGCTCGCGTTCAGGATCAGGCTGCTCTTGCTGTTCTGGAGCATTCATCGTTGCGCCAGGGCAACATGCCAATCGTCACCGACACGCAGAGCCATATCATTCACATCGACACACATCTGGCGGCTGCAAACGAAGCTGCCGCATCGCTTCAACAGGGTGGAAATCCGCAGGAGATTGTCCTCTTCCTCCAAGGCGTCGGTCAGCACGTTCAGCAGCACTTGCAGCGCCTGTCCACCGATCCTTCACGCCGTCCGCAGGTCGAGGCTTACACGCAGCAGTTGCAGATGCTTAGCCAGACCATCGAGCAGCTTGGCCAGTTGATTCAGGAACAGGCTCAGGCAATGGCGCAGCAACAGCAGGCGATGGCGATTCAGCAGGGTGTCGATCCGAAGACCGCTGTTCTCAACGCTGAAGTTCAGGCAAAAATCGCTCGCCAGAACGCCGAGGCTATGGCCAACATTCAACGTCAGAACACGAAGGCGATGGCAGATTTGTCACGCCGGAATGCTAAGACCACCGCTGATATTCAGCGAGCGAATGCAACTGCCGAGTCCAACTTGGCGCGACAGGGATGAAAAACATACACTTCGTACACGGTCTTCACGACGACGGATTCAACATCTGCGAGCGAATCGCAATCGCTTCGGCGTGGATAAACAACCCCGACTGGAACGTGTTCCTGTGGACCCCGCAGGAGCCTACAGGCGAGCAATGGGAGAAGCTGAAGGCGAAGGTTCCAGTTCGGGTGATGCCGATTGGAAACCCTAAGACGTGGAATGGCAAAAATGTCCCGCAGCATCAACATCGAGCCGACCTTATTCGACACACCATCTTGTACGCAATGGGCGGCGTCTACGCTGACACTGACACCATCACGGTTGCTCCGTTTCCTGAAGACTGGCTAAACCATGACACTGTAATCGGTCGTGAATTCTGCGGGGACGAGCCGACCATTGGCCTTTGCAACGCAATCATGTTCTCGCAGATGCACAGCCGGTTCCAATGGAAGTGGCTTCAGAAGTGGCAGGAGTTTGACGGGGGAGGGTGGAACGAGATTTCTGTCCAGTATCCGTGGAAACTGCACAAAGAAAATCCGGGGTTAGCCAAGGCTGTTGATTTTGAAATGCTTGGGTTCATGCATTGCGGCTCACATAGGTATTGGGATGGAATCCACTCTCTGGATGGCTGTTCCATTGCCCACTTGTGGCGCACCTACCATGACCAAAAAATGCGCGCACTCACTGAAGCGGAGATTCTAAAACGCGAAAACACTTACTGTCTGCATGCTTCAAAATATCTTTGATCGAATCTACCTGACAGACGAGTGGAATGGAGGATCTGGCCCAGGTTCTCAGCCACAAAACACCGCAAAATACGTCAAGTTTCTCAACTCGTTCATCCGAGAAAACAAGATCAAGTCGATCTTGGATGTCGGCTGCGGAGACTGGCAGTTGATGTCGATGATTGATCTGTCTGGGGTTCGCTACAAGGGCATCGATGTCAGTCCGGTTGCGACGGCATTCGCGAAATCAAAAGCTCCGCTTGGAACCGACATCAGCACCGATAGCATCGAAGACATTCAAGAATCGTTCGACCTCGTTCACATCAAGGATGTTCTCCAGCATCTGGAGTTTTCTGAGTGCCGAAGAATCCTTGAAATCATCTCGTCCCGACACAAGTCGGCGCTTGTTGTGAACGAGCATCCTCCAGCATCGAACGACATCAAGAATGGTCAGTACAGGCCGTTAAGCATTGTCGCTGAACCTTTGTGTTGGCCACGGGCAACGGTCATCAAGGTTTTCACGAATCCGCTGTTCAGAAAATCAGTCACCTACATTCACCCAAAATGACAACGTATGACGCGCTTAAAAACTTCGTCTCTGAACAGTTCCCAAAAATGGGCGGCTGGTGCGATTTTGAAAAAGGCTTCGAGATTGGAAAACTTGTCATCGACAACAAGCCACAGCGAATTGCTGAGATAGGCGTCTTCGAAGGCAAGTCAACGCTCGCCCTGGCCTACGCCTGTAAGCTGAACGGAAGTGGCACGGTTTACGCCATTGACTCTTGGAAGAAAGAGGACTGCATCGACGACGAAAATGCAGCCAATCAAGAATGGTGGGCGACGCTTGATTTGGACGGCCATTACGAGGCTTTCGTTCGCCACTGTGTCCGCGCAGAAGTTGTTCGCTATATCCAATTCTGCCGCATGTCGTCTTGGGATGCGTCGCGATTCCTGCCCGACATGGACATGGTTCACATCGACGCCAATCACGCCGAATGGCCGTCTACGAGCGATGTCGTCAACTGGCTTCCGAAGCTCAAGGTTGGCGGTTACATCGTGATGGACGATGTGAATTGGGAATCGACGCAGACTGCGATTCGATTTGTGGAAAAATACTGCACCCTGATTCAGCGGCATGACCTCAAAGAAAGCGTATTTTCAATTTATCAAAAGACCAAAAAATGATTCCAATTGTCATCACCCAGCGCGGCTCTAAACGCATCGATTTTGTAAAAGAAAGCCTCAAGAAAGCTGGAATTGAAAAGTTCAAGTTCTTCTACGGTCTGAACGGTGCAAAGTCTGGACTTAAGGCGACGATTCCGTACACCGAAGATGATCCGACAAATCCCTACTACATCTGCGCCAAGCACATCGGATGCACCATGTCGCACATCATGCTCTGGAGTGCGCTTGAGATGTCCGAAGGTGAGAACTACTGGTTGGTTCTTGAGGACGACGTTGTTTTCCGAGATGGGTGGAAAGAGGCAATCGAGCTTGCGCTGAAGGAGGCTCCAAAAGATTGGGACATGATTTTTGCCGGATCATGCTGCTCCGTCGGTCGTGTTGAGGAAAAAGTTGGCCACAACTTGTATCGCTGCCATCCGCTTTGCACTCACGCCTATCTTGTTCGACGGAAAGCGTTGAAGCCATTGCTTGAGACGACTGTTGAAATTTCGGCTCACATTGATTTGCTAATTTACTTCAAAAGTCGGCATCTTTTGAACTCTTACTCCATCCTCCCAAGGGTGGCCGACCAGTTCGAAACTGAGATTCCAGATTGATTGGCGAATTCAAAATGAAAGACATCATCCGAGAGCTGTCTCTTAAAGCACTCAAGCGATTCGCAAATGGCGGTGATGGCCAAGCGGATCTTCTGAATGAAATTGAGGATCTGAAACGAACGCTTGAGATTCGAACCAAAGAACATGAGGAGCATTTGACCGAGGTCCGCGAGGAGCGCGATCATTGGCTTACTCTCTACGATGAAATCAAATTCGCAGCAGAATTCCTAATGAGCTACGCAAAAAATGACGTTCCCAAGTTGGCCGAACAGGTTGACTGGGAGGTGGGCAAAATTGTCCTGCCTGAAGAAACTGGAACCTATTACTTCAATCCTGCAATCGTTCAGGAGCCTGATGGTAAGATCATGCTTTTCGCCCGTCGCTGCCGTAACAAGCGCGAGAAGGACGAAGACGTTTACGTCGAAAAGAATGACATTGTTATTTTCGAACTCAGCCAGAATCTGCGAGCTACCAAGAAGGCCCTGGCAACGCTGATTTCTCATTATCCGAACGAGCAATTTGAAGACCCGCGCGTCGTAAAGTTTGGCGACAAGTACGGACTTAGCTGCTGCACGTTCGTCCCATTCAAGTCGTACGCGCACCAGGGGATGTTCCTGCTCGATAAGCAGTTCCTAAACGTCGGTCGTTTCGATCCGATCTACGGAAACAACTACGCGCAGGCAATGATCAACGATGGCCATGAGAAGAACTGGCTCTACTTCGTCCACGACAACGCGCCACACATGGTGTATTCGGCCAATCCTCATGTCGTAGTGCGCCTTAATGGGCGTCTTGAGAAGGAAGCTGAATACGTTACCGACGAGTTCAACCCTCTTTGGAAGTTTGGAGAGGTCCGAGGCGGTTCAAACCCAATCTACGTTGACGGCCTGTACTGGACCTTCTTCCACAGCTCTTTGCCGTGGATAAACAAGAAACGTCGCTACTACATGGGCGCGTACGCATTCGAGGCAAAGCCTCCATTTCGCATCGCTCGGATGACGACTTTGCCGATCCTGACCGGAACAAATCAGCAAGACTGGTGGCCGGGGCTTCCTGCGGTCGTCTTCCCGTGTGGCGCATTCTACGACAGTGCAAAGAATCAATTCGTCGTCTCGTACGGCATCAATGACGTTGATTGCGGCTACATCAAGCTGCCTCTCGTTGACATGCTTGAGATTACGAAGGTCATTCGACCGAAGCGCGATGTCGTTAATAAGGAGAACCCAGTCAAACTCGACGAGGTTCTCGATCCGATTCCCCAAAGGCACAAACTGAAACGAAACAAGAAAACAAAGTATGATCAACTGGCTAAGAGGCTCGAAGAAGGAGAGTCCGAAGAACCTGCTGGAGCTGCCTGACATCAACCTGTCCGACTGGCAGACCGATGGCCAACAGGCTGAACTCGCTCAAATTCTGAGCATGCCCGTCCTTCGCATGGCATTACGCATCGTTGCCGAATCAATGCCGGTTCCAATGCCTTCTCATGGCAGCAAAGAATCAGACATTATTTTCGCTGCCGGTGTAACCGCTGGCTACGCGCATTGTCTTGAAAACCTTCGTAAATTGGCAGTAACTGAAACAGCGAAAGAACCTGAAGCAACATTCGATAAGCAATACTAACAAATTATGGAAGAACCACTGAACTCACCTCTCGCCAACAACGGAACAACCCCTGACTTCGGCAGCTCGTTCATCGACGCTTTCAAGGCAAGTGGCATTGATGACGCCGCATTGGCTGATGAGTCGGCCAATTCTGCCTCGCAGATTACGGAAGAGCCGAAAGCTAAAACTCAGAAGCCAGCCTCAAAGTCCGCAGACGCTTCCAAGCTCAGCAAGGCTGAGATGGACATCGAGCGGATGTTCGGTACGAAAAAGCAGCAGGCCGAGGCTCCGACTTCTACGGACGCTGATTCCGATATTCCCGAGACGATCAAGTCTACGAAAGCCGCTGATGCTTTCCGCAAGATCAAGGAAGAGAAGGCTTTGTTGGCCAAGCAGTTGGATGAGCTGAAGTCTGGAAAGACTGCCAATCCGAACTACGAAGCGCAGCTCAAGACCTTACAGGAAGAGCGTGACGCGCTTTCCGAGCGTGTTCGCATTCTCGATGTCGAGCGTCACCCTGAGTTCGTCAAAAAGTACGAAGGCAAGATTAGCGGCGTCTTTGATTCCGTGAAGAACCTTGTTGGAACTGACGGCGAGCGACTTGTTGATTTGCTCAAGTCTCCTGAGAGCGACTATCGCAACTCGCAGATCGACGACATTGTCGAAGGGCTTTCTCCGTCCAAGAAGGCAAAGCTCGGTGCGCTGATTGTGAAGTACGACGAAATCAATGGCGAACGCGCGTCAGAGATTTCCGAGGCGAAAGCTGATTACGACGCTATCATCTCGAAGTACCAGCAGGACAACGAGGAGGGTACTAAGGCTGCGTTAGAGTCGGCCACCAAAACTTGGACTAAGGTGAGCGAGAATGCTCGCGCGCTTGAAATCTTTGAACCGCGCGAAGGTGATGATGAATGGAACACCGAGTTGAATGGCCGACTGAGTCTCGCCCAGCAGATCTTCAACGGCGAGAACAGTGAGGAGGATCTTGCCAAGGCGGCTCTGTGGGCCGCTGCTGCGCCGAAGTACCGCGAACTGCTCTATGCTCAGGTTGAGGTGAACAAACGCCTGCAAGCTGAACTCTCAAAGTATCGCGGAAGCGAGCCTGGAGTTACTTCGAAGGCGACATCTGGAGCTTCTCGTCCCTCGAACACGAACACCGCCAAGAGCGAGGACTTTGTCGCCAGCGTGATGAAGTCGCTCGGACGCTAAAGCAAATATCCCCCGATGGTTCTCATTACCACCGGGGGATTTTCGTTTAAATCACTTATCTACGGTAAGGACCGCTTCCGCTCGGAACCGGCTGTGGCCTTGGCTTAACCGGCGGCTTCGGCGGCGGCGACTGCTTGTAAGGTCCGCTGCCGCCCACCTTAACAGACGGCGAACCTTTGTACGGTGCGTTATTGCTCATTCTTTTGGGAGTGCATACCAGCCTTCATGGATGGTAATACGGTTCTGACTACGCACCGATTTACCGCTCGCGTCAACGACCCAAACCTTAGCCTTAACGTCCTCAGCAAGCCTCACCGGCTCACCGTGGGGGACGTAAATCACTCGGCTCGCGCAGCTCACGCTCATGCTCGCGCACACGATCAAGAAGACCGCGCTTAAGATCAGGTTGTTTCTTGGCGTCTTCATTTGTTGTGTCCTGCTTGGTCAGCGCATGAAGCCAGATGACCAGCTTCATAACGAGGTCGGCCAGGAAGTTCATTCCGTCTGTTTGGCGGGTGCAGCAGCGGCTGATTGCTTGTTCTTCCACATAGACCAAGCGACGCCAGAAATGCTGACAGCAGCACCGGCCAATTCGGCAACCTGATCGGCGCTGGCCAACCCTTTGGCAACGATGAATCCACCGGCAGCGGTCAGGATGTGGCG